CTAAAATGAATTACTACTAACTAAAACCTAACTTAAAATGAAAGAATTAAAACTTGACCCTAAAATAGAAGCAGAGATACAGGAATTGCAGGAGAAAACTTTGGAGAATATGATTATTATGTTTGGTCCAGAAGGAGATAGGCAGAAAGGATTTGAAGGAATGCTAAACCTTAAACTAATGAAAGAGAAGATAAGGGAAATGGTAAAGGCAGAAAGTCCAGAGATTAGCAGTTTCTTTATTGACCCTGTAAAATTGAAAGCGTTTGAATATGACCCCATAACAGAAAGAGCAGAAGCAGATAAGATTTTGACAAAAGGCATTGACGAATTGAAAGGCAGAGCAGACCAGGCATTGAAAGAAAAACAAAACAAGTTAGGATTTCAGGTATAACAAAATGAAAGAATTAAAACTTGATAAGGCAATAATTGACGACCAGTTAGAATTACAGACAGGCATTTTGGACGCTATGATATTAGAGGAGAAAGGGGAAATGGAAAAGGCAATGAAAAAACACGCAGAATTGGATAGGACTTCCAATGATATTTGGGAAAAAGTAAGACCACACCACACAACAAACAGAACGATTTTCTCGGTTGCTAAAAAGCAGTTTTTGGAAGTAGAGGATTTTTCAGACGCAGACAATAGCAGAGCAGACGCTATTTGTGAAAAACAGATACAGGAGATAAGGAAACTTGCTAAAAAAGTAATAGAAGGAACGCTACCCTTAAAACTTGCTAAGGCAACGTTAAGGGGAGAATAAAATGCTGGGCAAAACATAAAACCTTGTGGAGATAGAGAGCCGATTTAATCGGCTTTTTATCTCGGCTTGATTTTATGTAAAAACTATGCTATGGTAAAGGGAGAAAAAACTCGCAGACCTGCGACTTTTTAAGCCCTGCGATACAAAAGGCAACGCTAAAACCTATTAAGTTATATAAAAAGGAACGCAAAAGCCCGCAAAATATACTTTATGGGTTGATAGGTAGTTATGGGTTATGGTATAGTTTATGAGTAAAGAGGGCTTGTGGGATAGGATACCTTATTCTTTCTTAATTCTCCTACCTTATTCTTAAACAACCATACCTTATTCTCCCCTTATCTTATAGGGGATTTATAGGGGGGGGCATATATCCACTTCCTTTTTCACCAAACGTGTATTATACCCCCCATACCAGAAATCTAGAAAATAGTAATTATGCCTAGAGCCAAAAGAATAACTGATAAAAACACCTTAAAAATGTTAAGGGAGATTATGGAGGAGAAGAAAGACAAAACAGCTAGAATCAGGGCTGCCCAGTTTGCCAGAGAAATAGTAAAAGAGACAGCAGCTCAAAAACAAACCCAGAGGGAAAAAGCTACAGAAAGGGTTGTGTTAGACAAGGCCTTACAAGCCTTAATAGGATGGAAACCCCATAAAAACCAACAAGGTATTTTAGATTCTAACTCCCAGGATGTTGTTATTTGTGCAGGTAGGCGGTTTGGCAAGTCTAGCCTCTGTGCCTATGTGGCTCTTAGGGCATTGCTAGAGAACAAGAACGTTCTCTTAGTAGCTCCAACTTACGAGTTAACCAGAAGGGTGTCGGACTATTTAAGAACTTGGATAGGCAAGTCCTTTAAAAACGAGATAAGGTGGGTAGAAAGACCATTGCCCCACATCATCACAATTTGGAAATCTTTTTTAGATTGCAGGTCAGCAGACGAGCCAGACCAGATATTGGGGAAAGAGTACGACTTGGTTATTGTGGACGAGTGTTCCCGTGTTTTAAAAAAGGTTCATGAGATTTACATAATTCCAGCTTCTGGCAGGGAAACAGGCAAGTATTTTTATATTTCAACTCCATTAGGAGAAAATTGGTTTCATAAAAAATGGATAGGGGCAAAGGAAACCCAAGGAGCCTTCCAATACAGGTCTCTAGATAATCCTTTTTTTGACAAGGAAAAGTGGGAGGAGGCTAAAGCCAAGCTCCCAGAACAGGTGTTTAAACAGGAGTATGAGGCATCTTTCTTGCCAGGTGCAGCTGCCGTATTTAGAGGGATAAGGGAAATAATAGGGGACGAGTGTTTGGATGAACCCAAGGGACACAAGTATTTTTTAGGGGTAGACTTAGGAAAGCACGAGGATTTTACTGTTCTTACTGTTTTGGACAAATACACCCACAAAGTAGTATCTCACGAAAGATTTAAGAGAATCCATTATCCTCTCCAAAAAGAAAGGATAATAGCTACTGCTAAAAAATATAACAACGCAAGGGTTATTATTGATTCTACTGGTATAGGAGAGCCAATTTACGATGACTTAAGGCACGAGGGGCTATTGATAGACGACTTTAAGATTTCAGGAGCCAGCAAAAGCAAGTTAATAGATAAATTAAGCATTTATATCCAACAAAAGGCAATTACTATTCCAGATTTGGAGGTTTTGGTAGATGAGTTGGGAGCTTACGGGTACAATATAAGCCCAAGTGGGAAATTTAAATATTCAGCTCCTTCTGGGCTGCACGATGACTGTGTTATTTCACTGGCATTGGCAGTATGGGGGTTGAGTTCTATTAAAACTCAAAATCCAGCAAAATTAATAGGACAAAGGCCGAACAAAGTTAAAGAATTTCAATATTTTTAATCTAATATGCCAAGAAAAAAAACAACTAAAAAGCCAATTAAGGCAAAGAGAACTAGGGAGCCAAGAGGTAAGAAGATGGTAGAAGAAACCAAACAAGAGGCTTGGGAGGGTTTGAGTAAGAAAATGAGAAGAAAAAGACGAGGAGAATTGCTTGGAGCATAAAAAATTATGGCTAAAAAATGGATACAAAGGGCAATAACTAGACCAGGAGCATTAACCAAAAAAGCCAAAGCTGCTGGTATGTCTGTGGCCAAGTATTGTAGCAAATCAAGGTCTGGCTACAAAAAGCTTTCTACTAGGACCAAAAGGCAGTGTGCCTTAGCTAGAAGGTTGAGAAAATACTAATTTACATCTTAAAAAATAATATGCCAGCCGTTAGTAAAAAACAATTTGCTCTCTTCAAAGGCATATGTGAGGGCGGTATTCCAAGAAGCAGATGGCCTAAAGGAATGACTAAAAAAATAGCCTGTGAATTTGTTAAAGGGCAAAGCCCAAAAGGTTTACCCCAAAGAGTTAAAAAGAAAAAAAGCCGAAAAAAGCGAAGGCGTAAAAAATAATAATGTTAAAACAAATAAAATCTGAGATAGAGGAGTTTGAGTCAAAATCCATTGAGGTAGTGGAAGGATTTAGCTTTAACCAAAAAGACACCTTAAACAGGATTTATCTTTATTACAACTCCAAATATGAGTCAGGGGACATAGATGACCAAGGAGATAAGAAATATTTTTACAACATTAACAGAAATCCGTGTAATGTTGGGACAAAGGCGATAGATTTTGATACCAAGGATATTAACGTTCAAACAGCTAGTGGAGGAACATCGTTAAAAACTTGGTTTTTTGAGAAGGATTTGAAATTTTGGATGAAAGACCAGAACTTTGGAAAGGTTCTTAATCGCATATTTCAAGAGTTACCCATTTTTGGTTCAGTGGTTTTGAAGGTGATAAATGGAAAGCCCTATTTTGTGGATTTGAGGAACTTTGTTGTAGAACAATCAGCTGATACTTTGGATAAATCCAATTATATTATTGAAACTCATAATTACGCTCCAGTTGAGTTTAGGAGAATCGGTAAGGAAAAAGGATGGGACAATGTTGATGAGGCGATTGAAGCATTTAGGGAAATGGAGGATGAACCCTTTATAAAGGTTTATGAGAGATATGGTGAGGTGGAAGAAGAGGACGTGGAGGGAAACAAGTCCTACCCTTTCAAAAGAATAGTTTTGGCTGATGTTGGAAAAGATATTTACGATGAACACACTAGGGAGACTACTCCTCACAATGGGGTTGTTTTAGATGAAACAAAGATTGAAAAAATTCCTTACAAAGAATTTCATTGGGAGAAACAAGCTGGTAGATGGCTAGGAATAGGAAGGGTAGAGGTTTTGTTTGACCCTCAAATTAGGACTAATGAAATTTCCAACCAACAGGTTAAATCTTCTTATTGGTCAACTTTAAGATTATGGCAGACCAGGGACGAGGGGATTAATCGTAACTTATTGACGGATGTTGAAAATGGAGAAGTTTTGCATGTAGAAGACGAACTTACTCAAGTTGATATGGCTGATAGGAATTTGGCTTATTACAATCAAGAAATAAGTCGTTGGCTTGGAAACCGAGACGAGTTAACTTTTTCGTATGATGTAGTTAGGGGAGAAAGATTGCCTGCTGGAACACCATTGGGTTCTGCTCGCTTGGCAGCAGGAATGGTAGGTTCCTATTTTGACCAAATTAGGGAGAACGTAGCTATAGCCATTAAGGATTTACTTTATGAAGTGATAATCCCTCAGTTTGAAAAAGAAAATTCAGAAGAACATATTTTAAGAATTGCGGGGGAAGACTTGGACAAAGTAAATAATCTGATTATAGAAATCCAAACCAAAAATAAACTGTTTGAGTTTTTAGTTAGAGAAAGAAAATTGCCTAACAAGATACAGTTTGATTTGATGAAGGCCGCTGTGGTTGAAAGGGTCAAAAGAGGAAAAGAACAATTACTTAAAATCCCTACTGGATTCTATAAGAATGTTAAATACAAGATTGATATTATTATTACTGGAGAAGCGTTGGATGCTAGAGTAAAATCTGCTAACTTATTTGCTGCCTTACAGGCAGTTACTGCTGACCCGACACTTTTGTCAGACCCAACCAAAAAGAAATTCTTTTATAGATATTTAGAACAAGGAGGCATAAGCCCTATAGACTTTGAACCTGAGATTGCTCCACCCAATATTGGGGAGGTAGCGAGAAAAGGAGCGGGTGGTGGAGTGTCGAGACCAGTAATGCCAACTGCTCCAGTTGGTGGAGCAATTGAAACAAGAATATGAACATAGAAGAAGAAAACAAATATATTCAGCAATTAGCTAAGTCTAATATGGGTGAAGCACTAAAACAGCGACTTGAAAGGTTAATTAGAGGTTTGACTGATGCTAGAACCTATAAGTCAGATGATTTTGAGATGGAGGGTAAATCCTCTATCAAAGCTGCGGCAGTTTTAAGAAAAATAATAACAGATTTGAATTTACTTGCTAAACCCAAAAGCGAAAGAGAGAAAAATCCCTATATTTAATATTGGAAATTGGGAAGCGAAACCCATTAAAACACCTAAAGGTCGAGGAGGTGATACCTCTTAAAAACACATCGAGTTAATAATCTCTTAAAATTATGGCAGAAGAAGAAAACGAGAAGGAAAACTCTCAAACCACAGAGGAAGAGGAAACCTCTAAACCTTCAGAGGAAACTGAAGAGGTTTCAGAAGAAACTGAAGAAAAACCTCAAGAAGAGGAACAGGAAACCCCTGAAAAACCTGAAGCGACTTCTACGGAACTGGAGGAAAAGAATAAGAGACTATATGCCCGTATGAAGAAAGCAGAGGAAGAAGCTAAATTGGCGAAAGAAGAATTGGAGAAGGGTAAGGAGAAAAAACCTTCTGAACTTCCAACCAATATTTTTGATTTAGCCAAAACCGTTGCTACTTTAAAGGAATATAGTCCTGAAGAATTAGATTTTATTCAAATGATAGCTAAATCTAAAGATATTTCCCCAGAAGAAGCTGCTAAAACCGAAGAAGCTAAATTGTATATCTCCGCTCGCAGACAAAAGGTTGAAGCGGAAAAGTTAACACCCGAACCCTCAACCAAGACGGCAATTTCCAAGAAGCCTCTTGAGAAAATAACCGCAGAGGATGTTTCTCGAATGAGCCAAAAGGAAAAGGAGGAGTATTACATCAAAATAGGATGGATGGCACCTCCTAGAAAACCGCCTAGGGAGAGGTAAGGGTTAAAAAAACATGGCGAATACTGTAAGTGCTGCACTATTTCCAGAAATGTGGCCTGCCCGAATTCAGACTAACCTGACCAAAAGCTTGGTTGCTTTAGAGGTTTGTGACACTTCGCTTGAAGCGGATTTGAAGTATGGAGATAAACTTCACTTTCCCTACATTGGTGCTTTGTCTGCCACTCCTTATACTCCAGGAACTGCTTTTACTCCACAAGACTTTACTGCTACTGATGACACTATTGAAATTAACCATTTCAAGATTGTTCCTTTTTATTTCTATGACATAAACCTGCTACAATCTCACCAAAACTATGCCGCTAACGTTGCTGACGATGCTGCTTACCAGCTGAGAGACGCAATTGATGCAACTGCTTTGGACATGGTTGACGCTGGAGTTATGTTTGGAGACACAAGTGGAACTGCAGGAACCTATATTACTGGAACTTCTGAAACCGTTACTGCTGTTGCAGCTTCAAGTTCTAATATTGACGATGTCTTTGTATACGGCAGAAAGGCATTAAGAGAAGAAAATGTTTCAGAAGATGGAGATTGGATTGCAGTTATGGAACCAGGAGTTGCTTCTGTTATTGAACTACTTGCTATCGACAAAGGCTTTAATGTTGCTGATGCTACCTTGAGAAATGGATATGCAGGAGACTTCCTTGGATTTCACTGTTATGTATCCAATAACATGAAGACAGACCACATGTATTTAGGGAAGAGAGGTGGGATTAGCTTAGTTGTCCAAAAAGAGCCAAGCATGAAGATTACAGATGTTTCTGATAAGCTAGGTAGTAACTTTGTTCCTTCGATAGTTTATGGTGCCACTGTCTTTACCAGAAATGCTAAGAGGTTCTTGGATGTACAGATAAGTTCCTAGTGATTAACTAATCCTTGTTAGTTAGCTGGATAATAGCTTTGACATTTAATTATAATTAATGTCTGGTTTACTCGGCTGGGTAGGACTCTGCCTAAGCCGAGTTCCAGAGTCCAAATCAGATATATGACTAAACAAGAATTAAAAAAACGAACAGTAGAACAAAAACAAAATGAGCTCTTGGGGTTTGAACTCACAGAAGATTATTTGACCTATAGAATTAACAAAGGCGAGAAAGAGAGAAGAGATAATTTACTTCAGATTCAAAAGACAATTGAGGAGCTTAAAAAGCAAATAAAGTTCTTTAAGAAATGAAAAAGATTCTATACTTGTTTACCTGTCTTTTCCCTTGGAGTTCTGGGTGTTGGCTTTACAGGTCTAGAATTCCCTCAGCAGAATTACAACAAAAGAAACATGAAGTTCAGTTTATAGTTCCTGGTAAAACATTGAGCAGTGAATGGTTAAACTATCCAGATGTAGTGGTCTATGGGGTTTATGGAGGAGCATATCACATAGACCCTATGCCTTCATTAAAAGAATTCCAAAGACGAGGGGCAAAAGTAGTTTATGATTTAGATGATGATTTGTTTACTGTAAATCCTGATAATCCCTCTAAATCAGATGCAAAAAAGAAACTAAACCAAATAAGAGAACTTTTGAGAAAGGCAAATGCGGTAACTACAACAACTGATGTTCTTAAGAGAAAATTCCAGAAATATAACAAAAATGTTATTGTCTGCCCTAACTCCATTGATTTTTCCAAATTTCCCAAAAGAGCAAATGCTGGTGGAGAATTAAAAATTGGATATACTGGAGCAGCCTCTCATTGGGGGGATATTTCCCTGATAGCTGATGTTTTGACCAAACTTCAAAAGAAATATGATTTTAGGTTTGTTCTACAGGGAATGTGTGGAAGGCCGATTATAGCTGAGGTGTATAATTACCAGATGATTTTGAGGCAGGGGCTAGAGCCAGAGAAGAACCGATTTTACGAAAGTGCTATAAAGACATACAACAAAGTTAAAAGATTAAAATATATCCATGTTCCTTTTTACCCTCCAGAAATGTATCCATCAGTATTGAGCCAAATGGATATAGATATAGGGCTTTGTCCTCTTAAAAGCAATGTGTTTAATGAGGCAAAGAGTTGTGTGAAATTCTAC